CAATTGCTCAAACTATCGATACAGTCAAGATTGACATATTGGCACAGAAACTTCGCGATGTTCGTGAAAATAATGGCCGTGTATTTGTTCTTGGCGTTGGTGGTAGTGCTGGTAACGCTTCCCATATGGTCAACGATCTTAGAAAGCTATGTGGTATCCAGGCATATTGTCCTACCGACAACGTTCCGGAACTCACAGCACGAACTAATGATGAAGGATTCGACACAGTCTTCGAAGAGTATCTAAAGGTAAGTAGACTTAGTCCTTTTGATGCTATCTTTATTTTATCAGTTGGTGGTGGCAACAAAGAAAAGAACGTATCAGTTGGTCTAATCAATGCTATTGATCTTGCTGATGCTATTGGCGCTAACATTTTTGGTATAGTTGGCAAGAATGATGGCTATACTTATAAAATGGGCGATTGTGTTGTATGTGTACCTGCTGTTGATAATACACGTGTAACTCCTCACTCAGAAGCATTCCAGGGCGTAGTCTGGCATTGCTTAGTTTCTAATCCAATCTTACAGAAGAATGCAACAAAATGGTAAAAGCGATATTTCTAGATCGTGATGGCACGATCAATGAACTTGTTCATGGCAGAGAAAACCCAAAGCACGTTTGCCCTTGGTATTTTGCAGAGTTCAATTATATTGACGGTATAGAAGAAGCGATTAAAGGGTTTAGAGCTCTTGGCTTTTCTCTTCATGTTGTAACCAATCAGCCGGATGTTGATGATGGTTATACTACTGAAGATACTATGAACGCTATTCATAATTGTATCAAAGCAGATTTAAAAGTGGATACAATTCAGGCAGCAAGAACACGTGGCACTGAAGAGTATAAACCTAATCCTGGTATGCTTAATAATATCATTAAAGAGTGGCATGTTTCAAAGGAACGTAGCTGGATGATTGGCGATACTTGGCGAGACGTAGTAGCAGGTAATAGGGCTGGCGTTAAGACTATATACCTTGGTGATATATATTCTGCTCCTGAAGAATGGTTGCATATTAAGCCAGACTTCTATGCTAAGAATCTTCTAGAAGCAGTTAACATTATTCAACAGAATGTAGGTGGACAATGATTGAGATTTATGCTGATGGCGCAGACTTTGATGGTATTCTAAAGGCTGCTGAGAATCCAAGGGTTACAGGATTCACTACTAATCCAACGCTAATGAAGCAAGCTGGCGTTACTGATTATGAGAATTTTGCTAAAGATATTATTAAAGAATTATCAGTTCGTCGTCCAGGAACTAATATCTCTCTAGAAGTATTTGCTGATGATGTAAATGGAATGTATGATCAGGCAAAGAAGATTGCTTCATGGGGCGAAGAATATGGATACGATGTGTTTGTTAAAATCCCTGTTACAAACACAAAGGGTGAAAATAATTATGGTTTGATTCGTTTGCTAAACAGTGAAGGTGTAAAGGTAAATGTTACAGCTGTCTTTACTGTCAATCAGACACGTAACATTCTAGATAATATTACTAATCCAGATGTACCCGTTATCATTTCTATTTTCTCTGGACGTATCGCTGATACACTTCGCGATCCAGTTTTGTGGACAAAACATTGTGTTGGCGAAGCTATGGACAAGCCAGAAGAATTTGATAAGATTAAGTTCCTTTGGGCTTCGTGTCGCGAACAGTATCATCTTGTGATGGCTGAACAAGCAGGTTGTAATATTATTACTATGCTTCACGATCAGATCAAGAAGCTAAGTCTAGCTAATAAAGATCTAGATGTATTCTCTAAAGAAACTGTTCAAATGTTTTATAATGATGCTGTTGCATCCGGATATAGGATTGAAGTATAATGAAGGGATTTGAAGAAAACGAAATTTCAGCTAAAGCTCAAGGCGGTACAGAAATTGCTAAACGTAAGTTGGCATCAATTATTGACGAAAAGCTGCTTGATAATTTCCAGATTGTTTGTTCACGTCCGAGAGAATTAGACGAATCTAAGATTCGAATTTTTTGGTGTCATGATATGCCAGAAGATCCAGAGTCTGCTAAGTTCAGAGATACAGAATGGCGTGACAAGTTTCACAAATTTGTATTCATTTCTAACTGGCAGTTTCAGCGCTACCAGGGAATGCACGGCATTCCCATGGACAGTAAGTGTATTATTCTAGAGTCTGGTATTGAACCAGCACCAGAGTCATGCCTAGAAAAGTCATATGATGATAAGATTAGATTGGTTTATACATCTACACCACAACGTGGTCTAGAGATTCTTGTTCCTGTATTTGAATTTCTAAATCAAACACAGGATGACATTCATCTAGATGTATTCTCTTCTTTTAAGATTTATGGATGGGACGAATACGATAAACAGTTCGAACCATTATACGAACAGGTTCGTAATAATCCAAACATGACTTATCATGGATTTGTTCCTAACGCAGAACTAAAAGAATATCTAAACAAGTCTCATATATTTGCTTATCCTTCTATTTGGCCAGAGACTAGCTGTCGTGCTATGCTAGAAGCAATGTCAGCAGGACTTGTTTGTGTTCATCCAAATCTTGGCGCTCTACCAGAAACTTCTGGTGCATTGAATGTTATGTACCAAATTGATATGGACAAAAATATGCACGGTAGTATTTTTGCCGGTAATCTCAATGCAGCTATAGAGTTAGTTCGGCAGAAAAATCAAGACAATATGATTAGATTCAATAAAACATATGTTGATTCTAGATATAATATTGATTTCATCAAAAGCAAATGGGAATTTATGTTAAAAGATCTTGTCAAGAGATATCCTGATGAAGATTCAAGAAAGTTTCCTGAAGCTATGTTTACTTATAAGACGAGCTAACAAAATGATCTTAACAAAGACTCCTCTACGTGTATCCTTCTTTAGTGGAGGAAGTGATATGCCATCCTTCTACGAGCAGGAGGATGGCGCTGCTCTTTCTGTTACTATTGACAAATTCATTTATGTCTTTGCTCACAAAGTCCCACATATGGGTGTACGTTGTATGTATGATGACGTTGAAGAGCAACATGATATTGAACAAATGCAGCATGCTATTACTCGTGAGACACTCAAGTATTATAATGTCACAAAGGAACTAACAGTTGCATCCATTTCAGATATTGTCACTAAGGGTTCTGGGCTCGGTTCTTCTTCTGCTTTTACTGTGGGTTTGGTAAAGGCTCTTTCTTGCACCAAATATGATAATAGCACACGTAAGTACGTTGCTGACATTGCATGTCAGATAGAAATGGATAAGTGCGGCTATCCTGTTGGTAAGCAAGATCAGTATGCTGCTGCATTTGGTGGAATGAATCTATTTCGTTTCAGAAAAAATGGTGAAGTAGAAGTAGAAGAACTACGTTTAACTAATCCTAATGTCGAGGCTCTCGAGAAAAATCTAATGCTTGTTTACTCTGGTAGAAGTAGAAATGCTAATAACATTCTACAAAAGCAGCAAAAAGCAATGATGGATAATGATAAATTTAACAAGGTCAAACGCTCTAAAGATAAAGCGTTCGAAGGTATGGATCTAATCCTCAAAGGAAAGATCGATGACTTCGGTAGACTACTACACGAATCTTGGTTAGATAAAAAAGGTGTTTGCGAAGAGATCACCCAAGATTATTTCGATAATGTTTATCAAACAGCGATCGAAGCCGGAGCTCTTGGTGGTAAACTACTGGGTGCTGGTGGTGGAGGATTTTTTATTTTCTACGTGCCAGAAAAATATAGAACATCTGTAGAGGGCGCTATCTCTAATTTTCATAAAGAATGCAAAATCTATGATTTCGAATTTTATGGATCCGGTTCTCATATGGTCTACCAGAACTAAATACTATTGACTTTTTATATTTTATAAGGTATAATGTAACTATGAATTCGAATAATGTAGTGAGCTTTCCAAAAGGTAAGACTGTTAGTCGGGATATCACTCTAGAAGATATCCAGCAAAATATGGATATGATGAGGCATTATCATATCCAAGAAACAATCCAAAACTTAGTACCTATGATTTTCAATCAATTAGATATAGCTGGTTTTGGATTGATTGAAGATGATGTAGACGTAGATATAAAGGATGGCGCTCTTATAGTCGAAGCATTACGTTCATTAATGCTAAAACACTATGATATGCACCATCCTTTTCAGCAAGTATCAGATGCAATCTTTGTACCTCATCCTAAAGAAGAAGGTGCGTTTAAGATTGTAGATAAGATAGAACTAGAACTACTACCAATTAGCGAAACTGAAGAAACCGAATAGGTGAATTGTGATTATCGTTGACTTGAATCAGGTGATGTTGTCAAATTTGTTGATGCAACTTGGCAACCATACCAACGCACAGCTTGAAGAAAATATGGTTCGCCATATGATCCTAAACTCTTTACGATCATACAAAGTAAAATTTGGCGATGAGTATGGTGAAATGGTTATTGCTTGTGACAACACTAACTATTGGCGTAAGCAAATCTTTCCTTATTATAAGGCTAATCGTAAGAAGAATATTGAATCTTCCGAACTTGATTGGAAGGCTCTGTTCGAATGCCTTAATAAGATTCGTGCAGAACTAAAAGAGTATTTTCCCTATAGAGTAATTGATGTTGAGTCAGCAGAAGCTGATGACATTATTTCCACACTTGTTTCTAAGTTCGGCTCAGAACTAAATACTGGTGAAAAAATTCTAATTCTTTCAGGCGATAAAGACTTCATTCAATTGCACGTATATCCTAACGTAAAACAGTATGATCCTACTCGTAAGAAGTGGGTTTCTCATGAGGATCCAGAGAGATATCTTCATGAACATATTCTAAAGGGAGATGCCGGAGATGGTGTACCTAATGTGCTTTCTCCTGATAATGTTTTTGTTGTGGGTGATCGACAAAGACCCCTGACAGCAAAAAAGATGGAAAAGATCATGGGCACTGATCTTGAAGATATGGACACAGTTACCGCCCGTAACTATTCTCGTAATGTGAGATTGATCGATCTCAGTTTTACTCCAGATCATATCCGCCAAAAGGTTATGGAACAATATGAAGCGCAAGCAAATCGTGATCGTAGCAAACTACTAAATTATTTTATAGCAAACAAACTCAAAAACCTTACTGAACATTTGAGTGAATTTTAGGAGATAATAATGGCTGTCCTTGGGATGTATGAATTTTTACACAAGGTTTCTAAACTAAAAAAGACGCAGGAAAAAGTTGATAATCTGAAGGGTAATGATACTATGGCTTTGCGGATTGTTCTGCAGGCTGTGTTCGATCCAAATGTCAAGTTCCTCTTACCAGAAGGCGAACCACCTTATAGGCCAAATGAAATCGTAGATCAGCAGCATGTGTTCCACAGAGAAGCTGATAAAATTAGATATTTCGTCGAAGGATTCTATCCCAATCTCAATCAAATGAAACGTGAAGCAATGTTCGTAGAGTTTCTAGAGAGACTAGATCCCGACGATGCGAAACTTGTCCTAGCAATGAAGGATAAGAAGATGCCATTTCCCGGCATCACTGTTCAACACGTCAAAGAAGCACTACCAGGGTTAATCGCAGAATGAGCAAGTCAGCACTAAAGAAGTTTAAGAAGAACGATTATTCAGATCACGAAGAATTTCACGACGATCCTCGTGAACGTGAGAACAAACGTAAGGCCAAACGAGTTGAACGTGCCTTACGTACAAAAGATATCTCTGCTCTAATCGAAGACGATGAAGATTTTATTGACGATATCTCTCAAGATATTTGGAGAGATTGATGCCAACGTATAAGTTTTTAAATAATGAAACTGGCGAAGAGTATGAAAACTTTATGTCGATATCGGAACTTGATGCATACTTGCAAGAAAATCCACATATCACTCAACTCGTAAATGGCGCTCCTATGATCCATTCTGGCAGAGGCATGGGCAAACCTGATCAGGGTTTCCGTGATCTGCTTAAACATATGAAGAAGGGAAATAATAAAGGTATTACGAGGAGCACTATCAACACATTCTAAGGGGTAAAATGGAAGAAGAACATACAACAAAGAGATTAACCCGTAAAGAAAAAAGACTTCTTCGCCAACAAGGAAAACCTGTTAAAGAAAATTATCAAGAAAAATTAAATTTCAATTTAAGGCATTTTGATCCTCTGACAGAAAACCAAAGATGTACGTTTAAGGCGTTCTCTGAGGAAAAAAATTTAATGTTGCATGGCATTGCAGGAACAGGCAAATCCTTCATGGCCATGTATCTATCTCTTAAACAAGTATTGGGAAATCCTGACTGTTCTTTTAAAAAGATTGTTATCGTGCGCACAGTGGTGCCCACCAGAGACATGGGGTTTTTGCCAGGTAATTCCAAAGAGAAAACTAAAGTATATGAAGCTCCCTATTACGCAATCTGTAATGAATTATTTGGTAGAGGAGACGCATACGACTATCTTAAAAATAAGAACCTTGTTGAGTTTATTTCTACATCTTTTATACGTGGTATTACTCTTAATGATTGTATAGTTATTGTTGATGAGATGCAGAACGCAACTCTTCATGAGTTAGACTCTGTCATCACTCGTATTGGCCATAATTGTAAAGTCATATTCTGTGGTGATTTCAGGCAAACAGACTTTACTAGAGAGCATGAGAAAAACGGATTGACGGATTTCATGAGAATTGTCAAATCTATGAGATCGTTTTCGTTGATAGAGTTCAATGCAGAAGATATCGTAAGGTCTGCTCTTGTAAAAGAATATATAGTTCTAAAGGACAAAATGAGGATCATAACATGAGCGAATCTTTTAATTTTTCCGACTACTGGCCAAAACCAGATCTTGGTAAACTCTATCACTACAAAGGTTTCAATCCCGCTGATCAAAAATATATTGAATGGGTTGTATGGAATTCAGGAGAGAATGGAATATTCTTTCAAGAAGATTATCATGATAGCAAATGGACAGCTACTTGGGTAATGAATTACCAATACTATGACTCAAATAATAACTATCTTGGAGTTATGGAAACAGCCGACATTTATCCAAAATATTCTTATCAATTCTGGGCAAATTTCAGAACGACTTCTTTCGTAAAAGGATATGAAATTCCATGGGGTGGATTGCAGAAAGTTGGAGATTTAATAGACAAACCTTTAAAAATATCTTTCTTCAATTCTACATTCTTTACATTTCCTTCGCCAGGTAGGCAGGTCGTTAAGTTCGAAGCTAGACATCCAACTTATGTAAATAAGAATGGTGTGCTATATAATGATGTTCTAGAAGTAACATATGACCAAACCTTCGGCGAAAAGACAGCTGGCGCTAGAAGCTGGTTCGCTAAGGATTTTGGTATCGTTGAGACCCAATGGCGTTGGAAGGGGCAAGATATTGGTGATATTTTGCCAATGACAATACGTATTGATAATGGATATATAGATGAAAACAAATACCCAGTTTGGACGTAAATTATTTAAACATAATCTAGTACCAGAAGTTGAGATAGATACTCAGACTATAGATGGCAAAAGATATTATGTGTTACCGAACGGAGAAAAATTCCGTTCGGTAACGACTGTATTAGATGGAGCGTTAGACAAAACAGCACTAATGGAGTGGAAGAAGCGTGTCGGTCACGAAGAAGCTCAAAAGATTTCTACGCAAGCTGCTCGTCGTGGAACCGCCGTACATTCCATCGCAGAACGTTATGTGCTCAATGAAGAGAACCATCTTCGGGGTGCTATGCCTTCTGGAATTGATGCTTTCAAGGGCATTCAAACGTTATTAGACAAACATGTAGATAACATTCTCGGCGTAGAGTTACCTTTATATTCGGTTGCTCTTAGGACTGCCGGGCGTTGTGATCTTATTGCAGAGTTTAATGGAACCCCTTCTATCATTGATTTTAAAACAAGTCGTAAGTTAAAGAAAGAAGAATGGATTGAATCTTATTTTCTTCAAGCCACAACTTATTCTCTAATGTTCGAACGTATGTATAAAATACATGTTCCGCAGATCGCAATACTTATAGCTGTAGATCATGAAGAACCACAGCTATTCGTGAAAGATCGTGGAGATTATGTTAATAGAGTATTAGAGATATTCACAAAAGAATAGCTGCAATAATTCCTAAAATTATTATAGTCCAGAATAAATCTGATATACTACCTTTAGGTTTTCTGCCTCTTTTTCTACGATATCCCCCAGTAGTTTTACTAGTAGTATACCATGAATTCGGCCCAACCTTTAATGATTGGGTCGTTCTAGATCTTCCAGTTTTTTGATTGGTTGAGTAGGTAGTTCTCATACCTTTCTCACCATAAGAGGTAGATGTGGTTATACCTCTTTTACCACCCCATGAAGTAGTGGTTCTAACTGGTCCGGTTTTCTTTGTGATTCGAGTTCTTACATTTCCCATATATCTATTTATAGGTTATTGACACCGTAAAAACTTTCTTGATCAGTGGAATATACCGTACGTTTAATGCCAAAATGTTCTATAGCTTTCTGGCAACCAGGGCAAGGTTCAGCCAACCCAGTCACCCAGTTAGTATCTCCCTTGTTTTGTTTCTTAACACGGTAGACATATAGGGTGGCATCTTTTAGATCGTCTTCATCGACAACCTTCAACGCTTTGATAATACAATCTACCTCTGCATGTTTAAAGATCGCATCGTTATTCTTTGCGAATCTTTTTTGTAGAGGATGAGACTTATCTGAGTTGAAACCGACAGAGATAATCTCGTTACGAATAACAAGACACGCTGCCAGTTTCATTTTCATATTGTTGGAAGTAGCAAGTCTACGGACAAAGTCCATATATTTTTTATCACGAGACATTACATACCATAAGAATTGGAGCGGGCGAAGGGAATCGAACCCTCGTCTTTAGTTTGGAAGACTATGGCTCTGCCATTGAGCTACACCCGCAATTAGTTCACACTTGTCATTATATTGATATCGCTTACAACAAAACCAATTACAATTGTTATAAGAAAGAAACAAACAATCTTTATAATAGCACTAGTCTTGTGATCCATAATATATTTCCTTTAGTTGGCTCGGGGACCTGGACTCGAACCAAGAACGACTGAGTCAGAGTCAGCAGTTTTACCAATTAAACTATCCCCGAATGGTGCTGGCAGAAGGAATCGAACCCTCGACCTGATGCTTACAAGGCAACTGCTCTACCGTCTGAGCTATACCAGCATTAATACGCAGGAACCAAACAACTCTGAACCAGATCTGCCCCACCAAACAACTGGCCGAACAAATCATAAGGATCAACATACATTGCACAGTTCCGAGAAGCTGCTACAGGAACGTTCAGTGGATATCCTGGCGGCGAATAAATGTTAGACGCTTCTGGTGTTGGAACGTAACTATAAACAGGAACCAACGGTGCAGGCTGAACAGGAACTACTACAGGAACTGCGATCGTTGAACTAATAGGTCCAGGACCAGCAGGAAGATACTCGACCGCTACCGGAACAGGAACGGTCTTTACAACCTTCTTGACTATTGGTCTTTGAACATTGATATTGCAGTTGTTACATTGATCAATGTTGTAGTTTCCGGCCAAAGCAGGAGTTGTAAGCATAAGAGCAAATGCTAATACTAGCTTTTTCATCTTAGTACCCGTAGTAATAATAACGACGAGGATTGTAGTAATAAGCAGGAGGAGCATATGGTGCATAGTATCCACCACCATAAGCTGGATAACCATATCCATACCCATAACCCTGCGAAGCAATAGCTCCACCAATTACACCACCAAGAATAGCAGCACCAGCCATTGCTCCATAGGCTGCACCATAACCATAACCATATCCATATCCGCCCCAATACTGAGCGTTAGCAGGTTGGGCAGTAGTGATACCAAAAACCAGTAGTAATGCAACAGCAAACTTTTTCATTTCTCTTCTCCATAGGAAGTGGACTAACCATGGGCCCACACGAGTCTATTTATAGCGACCAACCTAAATGGCTCCCTGAGAAGGATTCGAACCTCCGACCAAGTGATTAACAGTCACCTGCGCTACCGCTGCGCCACCAGGGAAAAGAACCAATAACCGCCACCAAACAACATAACCAAAAAGATAATGTTCCAACAGATATCGTTGATCATATCTTTCTTTACTTGACACATCACTCGATCGCAACCGATTGGATACGTTCGAGTTACTCGAGAACACTCTCTACAGACATAATAGTTAGGGAAGTTCATATCATTCATATTTATATTATACCCTAGAACTGCAAAAAGTCAAGTGGTGCTGTCGGAGAGAATCGAACTCCCGACATGCGCATTACTAATGCGCTGCTCTACCAACTGAGCTACGACAGCATTTAATGGCACTGGCACCAGGTATCGATCCTAGTCTACAAGATCCACAATCTCGTGTGCTACCTTTACACTATGCCAGCAAAACTGGATCGGGGACTAGGACTCGAACCTAGAAAGTCGGAACCAAAATCCGACGTTATGCCAATTTAACTATCCCCGAATGGTGTCTCGAGTAGGAGTCAAACCTACAGCCTTCGGTTTCGTAGACCGATGCTCTATTCAGTTGAGCTATCGAGACATGGTGCCCTCGGTCGGATTCGAACCGACACTAGCGATGATTTTGAGTCAACGGCCTCTGCCAATTGGGCTACGAGGGCATAAATGATTGCGACAGGAATCGAACCTGTATCTCTGCCTTTTCTGTCCATATTGAATGTCTCCAATAGGCTCTTACATAGAGTGCTTTCCCATTAAACTACACAATCAAATGGTGCTTCCCCTTTGAATCAAACAAAGTCCTTCTGTTCTTCAGACAGACGTGCGCATCAGCTACACCAGAGAAGCATATTTATATTGGTGCGCCTGGTAAGACTCGAACTTACAACATCTGGTTTCTAAGACCAGCGCCTCTACCAATTGGGCTACGAGGGCATTATAATAAGTTGTCTGGTGCGCTATTCTATTCTAATAAGACATAGTGGAAGCGTGACAACTCTGTTTTCTGGTGCGAGATGACAGGATCGAACTGCCGACATTCTGCGTGTAAAACAGACGCTCTCCCAACTGAGCTAATCTCGCATTAATGGTCTAGGTGGCTGGACTTGAACCAACAGCCTTCCCGCCCCAAACGGGATGCTCTGCCAATTGAGCTACACCTAGATAAAACTGGATGCGGACCCATGAGTCGAACATGGCTCTCTTGCTTATGAGACAAGAATGGTCTCCGGACCACCTGACCGCAAAACTTGCTGTCCCTCACGCCTTGGGACGAATGTTGTCTAGCATTACGACACTCCATAAAGGCTGTGTATCTAGATCAAACATGGTGCTGATAGTTGGAATTAAACCAACCTATAACGTCTTATGAGAACGCCTCGACCTCTTGCCGACCTACCAGCGAATTGGCGGAGTGGTGGCGGAATCGAACCCCTGGCCTTTCGGCTCTACTGGTTTTCAAGACCAGACTAGTATCCCCGACTAGATACGCACTCCAATTATTCTACCTTTATAAGAGCCTCCCCGCTACCCAGCGTCACGACCATATGATGGAGGATCCGGTCGGACTCGAACCGACAGCCTTGGGATTAAAAGTCCCTTGCACCACCTATTGTGCTACGGATCCATAAATGGTAGACCGAGAGGGATTCGAACCCACGACAAAGGGATTAAGAGTCCCCTGCTCTACCAACTGAGCTATCGGTCCATAAACTGGTGACCCCAACGAGATTCGAACTCGTATTGACGGCTTGAAAGGCCGCTGTCCTAACCATTAGACGATGGGGCCGTGGTGCTTCCTGATGGTATCGATCCAACGTCTATCGCTTATCAAGCGATTGCTCTACCTTTGAGCTAAGGAAGCATGGAGTGGATGATGGGACTCGAACCCACATATTAAGGTTTTGCAGACCTCTACCTAACCAATTCGGTGCACATCCACATAAAAAAGGCGGCCACTAGGACCGCCCTCTCGATTAGAGACCAGCGGCCAGCGCTCGATATCCAGCAGCAATCAACTTGCGGCTTGGTTTACCAGCACGATACTTAGCGACAGTTTCGCCCTTTGAGTTCTTGCGCTCATTTAGATAAATCGCATAACCCATCTGACGAATCTGATAAACAGCGTCATGCGGATTAGCAACACCATAACGAGTCTTAATCTGCTGAGCAGTTAGTTCCTCGCCACGACCTACAAGAGCCTCAAAAACCTTCTCAACCTTTGTAACATTAGCAACCATTATATACTTTCTCCATATTAAAATATGTCAACAACTCGGCCATTCGAATCAACTGCACGAATCCGAGCATTCGGAAACTGCCACTGCAGCTGACGCATCCCATCTCGATACAAGAGAGGAACATTTTGAGTATACGAATACGTACGCCAGTTACCCGTCTGATCTTGAAGCTGGATTTCGATCATGTCCATATCCGTATCTCCTGTCTTTAGCTTAACTTAATCTTACTATAGTCTTCGATAAAAGTCAAGACATTTTTTAGATCAGAGAAGATAAACTTCTTATTCTGCCAATCGTCGTTATGATCGTTGCCAGAGACCTCGACCATCCAACCGTTTTCATAACGGTTGACGGTAATCGTTTCAGAAACATTCATGAATACTTCTGCAAGTTCAATATCCGTAGCCATCTATTTAGTCATCCTCTTCGAGATTTTGTTCCAACCGTAGTTAAATCTACATTCGGACCAGCATATTGTAGACCGCCCTTATTATAAAGGGGCATCACCAGACTCGCTTTTTTCAGGATCTCCTGTTGAACGTGCTCTGGTTCTTTATGAAGGTTTGTCATAATATCTCGCTTCGAACAATCACCAGCGACTAGCTTCTTATTGTCGTATTCGCGAGTAGAACGATCAACCACCATAGACTCATTATACTCTTTTCTGAAGGATAAGTCAAGCGATTTTTTGTCTTTTTTGGAACGAATTTGATCTGGGTGAAGACCCTTTGATAACAACCATCTATCATGGTCGGATACGAGCTTGGACTTAGCTGTATTCTTACGGCTCTGCTTACGTTTACTAACAGTCGTCGTATAGTAAGCGGGAAGGATATGCATAGACATTAGGTTTTCTCCTACTGTCCTATTAATATACCCTAGATCCAGAAAAAAGTCAAGCGATAACTTCTAGTATTTTTTGAAGTTTTTCTACTGAAGGTTTATATTCGTTCTCAAGTATTTGCCTAGCGTAGCTATGATTTTCATATTCCATTTCTTTTAAATACTTATACCTAGAATCGATGACTGCTTCTAATACTATTGGTAATAGTTCCGAAGTGGGTATGAATACTTGTCCGTCACTGTATATCTTCGACATCCGTGTTATCCTTGCTGCTCTCTACCATAATATACCTGGCTTCAGGATGTAATTCCATATAAGCGTCAAGTAATTTCCTTACGCTATATAGTCTTTTTGAAATGTCTCTTATTGTATTATGGACTGCTTGATCGTTGACGCCTTCTTCAAGATCGGTTAGAGCAGCATCTAGATTCATATCTACTGAATAATCAACTTGCCATTTGAAAAAACTACCATCCTTATCCATTTCCTCGTTCAATTTACTGGGTGGAAATAGTATTTCTTTGATCTGTTCTAATCGTTCTTCGGCTGGTGTATTAATTTTCTTTTCAATTTTAAATGGCCACATAATATAATTCCTTCAATTACTTTTTCTTACGACCCATATTATACTTAGTCTCTAAAGTCCATTCATTTTTTTCTTTATGATTAATAATTTTTATTTGACTCATAGATGCCAATGGTTCATTAATTCTATCGGGTTCTACTACTTTCAACAAACCCCATTCTTGGAGTAAGTGAATTATTTTGTTTCGACGACCTTTATCCTCTTCTGAGAAATTAGAAGGTTTGCCATCAATGATAAACATTTCTTTGAAATGAACAATATAATATTTTCCTTGCTTATGGAAAATATGACAAGATTGATAAATTTTCTTTTCTCTGCGCGAAGCAACACCTATGCGTGTTAACGTTTCTTTGATCTTAAGAAAATCTTCTTCCTCGGCAATCTTCACCTCAATTAAAGAATCTAAAAATTCATTCATTTGACTCCACCTTTATTATTTTTATTCCTTATAATTTCTAATTGTTCCGCCGTAAGAATCTTCAATGCTTCTTTAGTGCGCACAATATTATATTTATAATAATTAGAAACTAAGGTTTGGAGTTCTTCTTTCTTCTTTCTGGATTTCTTTTCCTCTTCGGTTTCTTTGATGCCTTTCATCTTTTTCTTACGAATTGAATAATAAAGATAATCGTAATGCATCTGATCTGTCACGTTATAATGACAATTCATTTCGTTGGCGTAGAGGATTGTTTCTCGATAATTCGATAAGACGTTATTAGTTCTCCATTGACTATAATCCATATCAATGTCAACTGGGGTTTTACCAGAGGTAATTGAATTTTCATACCGCCAATCATATCTTTCTTTCTTGGTTTCTATAGAATGTTTTGCCCAATTGCCAAAGAATCCAACAGCTTCTTTTTCAGGGGTTCTCTCCTCCAATAATACATTAAGAAACTTAGTAGCCATTACACAAACTCACAATCAATCATTACCTGAACCAGGAATGCCATGAAATTAATTTCTGCATTGGCAGCAAATGCATTTTGATATTGGTATCTAGCAATAAGTAATACTAGAACAGGAGCCGAGTTCTTAGTACAAATGTCAGATGACAATTCATAGAACTGATTGTAAAGATAGTTAACATCAGTGTCTAAATTATTCTTAACCCATTTACGGATCTCTGTATAGTTTTGCTGCTTCAGTAGAGCAATAAGATCCTTGATTGAAGCCTCTGTCATATTCGCTAGAATACCAGAATCAATCTTACCCGTTGCTGAATAACGCTGAAGCTCATTAAGAACACGGCGCCAATCTGGAAAATGTTTATTGATTACTTCAGCAACAACAGCCTTATCGTATTCAATCTTTTCGTTTTCCAGAATAAAAGTAACACGTTTGAAGAACTGCGTAGCAAGTTTGGCCATGGCCTTTTTGCTAATTTTAAAATCAATTACTGAACATCTTGAATGTAACGGCTCAATGATGCGGTTTTTGAAATTACAGGTGAGAATGAAGCCGCAATTCCTCGAGAATTCCTCCATAAAATTTCGAAGTGCGGGTTGAGTAGAATTGGCATTAAGATAGTCCGCTTCATCAAGGATGACATATTTCCTTCCACCCGAAAGTGACACTGATGAGGCAAAGTTGAGAATTTCATTTCTAAGCGTGTCGATATTTCCATTCATAGATCCATTAATGACGATATAATCACAACCAAGTTGTTCAAGCATAGCACGTGCTACGGTCGTCTTTCCGACACCTGCTGTTCCTGCTAGAATTAGATTAGGGATATTCTTTTGTTCAACAAACTGTTGAAATGTTTGTTTAAGATCGCAAGGAAGAATAGTTTCTTCAATAGTTTTTGGGCGATACTTTTCAGTCCAGATAAAGTGTTCATCCATGTCAAAACTCTCCATTATATAAATAAGCGTAGGTCACGGGACGCCAATCCCTACCTACTCTAACGCTAAACAGGAGCGCCAGCATATGATTATATATAAAATCACCAACCTTATCAATGGTAAATTTTACGTAGGTAAGTCCACAAAAACTACCGAAGAAAGATTTAAGCGTCATTATTACAATCACAAATCTGGTAACACCTATCTCTATAAGTCGATGAGAAAACATGGCTTCGATAATTTTGTTATTGAAACAATAGAAGAAACCACATATATCGACGAAAGAGAAAAGTTCTGGATTTCAGAACTGGCGCCACATTACAATATGACAAAAGGAGGAGATGGCGGTGATACTTCTAGCTCTCCAAATTTTATCGAAGGCATAAAGAAAAGACCGCCACCACCTCCCACTTATGGTATGCTCGGAAAGAAACAATCTGATAAGTTTTTTGAAGCTATCAGAAAATCCAATAGTCGCCCAGTTATGTGCGAAGGAAAAAGATATGCTTCTATCAACGAAGCTCAAGAAGCATATCCTGGTATTTCTATTCGCAAAAGATTAGACAATCCAAAGTATTCCGAGTTTTATAGATTAGAAAGTTGAGCTTGATTCAACTGCAATATAATATTCTACATCATCACGCACAAAATGCGAAATGCCCTTTGATGAGATATTAACATCATAATCGCCAGGAATAATCTTAATATTCTCAGCCTTAAAAATTGCCTTGAACGCCTTATCAGTCTCGCCAATCTGGATAGAATAAACGTCGCCAGAAGGATTCTTAGAATCAGCAGCCTGAAGATATAGATTCTTACCGTCGCCCATGACAACAATCTCCGGTAGAGCAAGAATGCCAGAAGCCTTCTCAACATCCCGTAGATTATCATTAGTTAAACGGAAAGTAACGTCAACCGAAGGGAGATTGATTTCTCTGTCCGGAGCCTTTGTTACCGTGGTTTCGTCAGCATAAACATAATGAGTCTTACGATTGTTGTCAGAAATATCAACAGACTTATCTCCAAACTTAAAATCTGGATCAGTAAAAGTGCTAACGATCGAGATGAAACGATCGAGATTATAGATTGCAAATCGCTTATCAAAATCTGTCTTTACCTTTGCCTTTGCCATGATTGTCTTGGTTGGCGAAATAGTCTTAAGAACATTACCTTCCTGGATAACAATGGAAGGATTAATCTTAGCAAAATTCTTAAGAACATTAACTGTATCTGTATCAATCTTCATAATGTATTTTCTCCTATCACTTGTTCTTTGATTTCATCATTTTCTTTGACTTCAATGCTCCAGGATCAGCAGTAGCTGAAGCACCAATCGAAGCAAGGTCAGCAAGCGAACCACCAAATATGTAAGTTCCAACATGCTGCATCTTCATCCATGGACAGAACCATGTCTTAAGATCAATTGCCTGCGCCTTTTGACAGAACCAATAATCTTCTGAAAGATAACGCTTAGATACCGGATCAATTTCTGCCTGGAAGAACTGAAGAATCTCACGGCTACCATCAAAATGCTCAGTGCGAACATGATCAGGCTTGTAAGAATACTGATCCTTATATGCGTCATAGAACTT